TTTCACCAGTGTTTCCAGTTGCACCAGTGTTTCCAGTTGCACCAGTTGCACCAGTTACACCACCAGCAACTTTAATCACTCTTACTTTTTGACCATCAGAAAACGATCCAATCGAACGAAGTATGGTGATGTTAAAGGAAGAATGAATGCCGGGGTCTCCATCCGCCCCGACCATGTTGGCATTGTTTTGCCTAATTATTCTTTCGGCGGATCCATCTTCGGTTTGCACATGCAAAAGTTCATTTGCTACGAGACCACCGGAGAAGGCATCGGTGTCCGCTCCGTTGGTATCGGTATCGGTGAGTTTAAGAAAAGAGTCCGTAAAGTGGATTAGACCATCAGTTCCATTTTGTGCGACACTACCCGAAGTTGCTTCAAACACATAGGGAACACCAATAGGAATACCTGTGGCACCAGTTGCACCAGTATTACCATCAGTACCATCAGTACCGGTAGCACCTGTTTCGCCAGTGTTACCAGCAGTACCGGTAGCACCTGTTTCGCCAGTTGCACCTGTTTCGCCAGTCGCACCAGTTGCACCAGTGGATCCGGTTGGACCAACGACCGTTGAATCCGCACCAGTTGCACCAGTGTTTCCAGTTGCACCAGTTTCACCAGTATTTCCAGTTACTCCCGGCGATCCGTCTGCTCCACCCTGAACGATGCCCTGCTGGGCGTGTATGGTTTCTATTTTGTTACAACCATCAGTCACAACGACTTCGTTTGGTTGGTGGGTTATGATGATTTTATTAGAACTCATCTAGTTATTTCCCGTTGCACGGAAAAACGACCCGCGAGGAGTCGGGTCACTGTTTCCCCTGTTGCAATTTCTAAATCATAAAAATGATTACCTTTCGGGCAATTTGACATTGTTTCTGCATCTAGACTAATTAAAATACCACCACTGGTCCCTGTTGCTCCAATAGTGGACGAATTCAATTTAATATTTCCAGACCCAGTAACACCAGATCCAATATCAAATTCACCCGTGCTGCCGCCGCCTGTCAGAGAACCTGTGTGGACATTTCCAGTGACATGGTTCATTGTAGATCCTGTTACAAACAAAACAAGATTTGGATCTTCCTCAGACCTTCTTACCTGCATTCTTGCGGTGAAGTTGCTGAGATCTATTTCCCTATCGTTGCAGTCCTTATAGAGCAGATGTAACTTAAATGTGACACCTTGCTCTGCATTGATATTGTATGCGCCTGCTGGCATGTTTATCTCCTCGATGCTTTACGCGACTTACTCGCCGCTTTTTGCTTCTTCCTCCTCTTATTTATCTTCTTTTGTTGCTCTCGATTTTTGGTTTCTTCTTTTCTTTTCTCTGCCTCCAGTCGTTGTGACTCCTCATGGAGAATTCTTTGTTTGGTTGCTTCTTGTTCCGCTGCTTTTAATTGTTTTTCGTGATCTTCCTGCCACTTAACATACGACTTCCAATTATTTAGAATTCTATCATGATGTTCTGGGGGGTATTTCTTCTCGGATAGGAGTTTATTTGATGCAGCAAGTCCTGCTTGCATATCTTTTGCATACCACGCAGTGGATGCTAATTCATCAAAAATCTGCCATTCGTAAGTATCCTTTGCAACAAACAACACATCTGATGGTGGAAGTGGAATTGTACACGCCATCTTCGCAAACATATGTGCGATTATAGGATTGCCGTTCAGTCTATGAATTCTCGATAGATTATAAAGAGACTCAATTCTAATTGGTCTTAAGTTATATGCCTGAAGGAAAACATCTTGAGTTTCGTGCCAAGGGTCACCAAGATTGGTCATGCACATGGCAACTCTCAGAACAGAGTACCATTGTTCCTCTTCCCATCCACCAAGACTTGCTCTCTTTTCATACCACTCTTTTGCACTT